TTGTCCGATCAGGACGACGCCGCCCCTCGCAAGGAGGCCACCGGCGAGACGCAGGAAGACGCCCCGGCCGCTGAGCCGCCACGCGAGCTTCCGAGGTCTTGGACCAGGGACCGAACCGAGATCTGGAACCGCCTCGACCCTGCCACGCAAGACATCTTGCTGGAGCAGGACAGGACGGCCAGCGTCGAGGTTCGCCGGGTCCAGAACGAGGCCGCCGAACTCCGCAAGGCCGCTCTGGCCGAGCGGGCGCAGGCGGAACAGGCACGGCAACGATACGAGGCGCAGCTGCCGGCCTTGATGCAGGCTCTCCGCGACGCCCAGCAATCGGCATTCGCCGACATCAGAACCGTCGACGATGTCACCAAACTGGCGAACGAGGACCCGTTCCGCTATCTGCAATGGCAGGCGCACCAGACCAAGCTGCAGGCTGCCACTGCCGAGCTCGAGCGGGCCAACGGACAGCAGAACCAACAGCGGCAATCCCAATGGCAGCAGTATCGCCAGCGGGAAGACGCGCTGGCGGCCGAACTGATCCCGGAGCTTGCAGACAAGGACAAGGGCGCCGCGCTGATGAAGCGCGCCGCCGACCGGCTGACCGAACTCGGCTTCAGGCCGGACGAACTGACCAGGCTGGCGAACGGCGAGGAGAAGATCTCGGTGTTCGATCACCGTTTCCAGCAACTGGTCTATTCCGACCTGAAACTGTCCGAGATCCGGAACGCCAGGGCAGCTGTCGTCGCCAAACCCGTTCCGCCGGTGCAGCGGCCGGGAACGGCCAGGCCGCAAGGCCAGGCCAATTCCGAACACATCCAGGCCCTCACCCAGAACCTCAACGCAACCGGCTCGCTGCGGGCCGCCCAGGAACTGCGCGCGGCGCAGCTCCGATCCCGCAACCGGGCATCATAAGGACCAACCGACATGGCCATGCCAACCAACACCTTTGCCACCTATGAGGCGATCGGCAATCGCGAAGACCTCTCGGACATGATCTACCGAATTTCGCCGACCGACACCCCGTTCCTGTCCGGCGCCGAAACCGAAAAGGCAACGGCAGTCCTGCACGAATGGCAAACCCAGGCCCTTGCTGCGGCCTCCGGATCGAACGCCCAGCTCGAAGGCAGCGATTTCGCGGCGGTCGCCGCCGTGCCGACCGTCCGGCTCGGGAATGTGGCGCAGATCAGCGCCAAATTTCCGGCGGTCACCGGCACCCAGATGGCGGTCGAGCATGCCGGCCGCGACAACGAAATGGCCTATCAGGAAATGCTGAAAGGCCTCGAACTCAAGCGCGACATGGAAACCACATTGGTCGGCACCAACCAGGCCAAGAACAGCGGCAACGACTCGACCGCCCGCAACCTCGCTTCCATCCTGTCCTGGCTCTACAGCAACACCGTGATGGGATCGGGCGGAGCCGGGCCCTCGGCCGCGACCGGCGCCTATACCCGCACCGACGGCACCCAGGCGCCGTTCACCGAAGCCAGTCTCAAGACCGTGCTGTCCGCGGCCTGGACCAATGGCGGCAAGCCCGACCTGATCATGACCGGCGCCTTCAACAAGCAGATCTTTTCGACGTTTACGGGTCGCGGCACGCCGGTCGAAGAGACAAAGTCGAAAAAGATCGTGGCCTCGGTCGACGCCTACGAGTCCGATTTCGGCAAGCTGAAGGTGGTCGCCAACCGCTTCCAGCGGTCGCGCGATGTGTTCGCGCTGGAAATCGACAAATGGGCGGTGGCCTATCTCAACGGCCGCAAGTTCGTGTCGATCCCGATCGCGCCGACCGGCGACTCGATCAAGCGCGAGATCCTCTCCGAATACACCCTGGTTGCGCGCAACGAGATGTCTTCCGGCGCGGTCTACGACAACACCACGGCCTGAGCCTTCAGGATCGTTTTTCAAACCGGGGCGGCTTTCGGGCCGCCCTTTTTCTTTGGAGGCTCAAATGACCGAATACACCATTGATAATGAAAGCCTGATCGCCGCCATCACCTCCACTTCGGAATTCGGCGTGTTCGATGCCGGCGTCACCAACCGCTATCACAAGACCACTGGCGCGCAGATCGCGGCCTATGTCCAACCATTGGCGAATTTCCGCAAACTGATCGATGGCGGCGACTTCACCACCAATCCCTGGCAGCGCGGCACGTCGTTCACCGGCATCGCTTCGACGTTGACCTATACCGCGGATCGCTGGTTTGCGGTGGGCGGCGCGTCGTCGTCGATCTCGGTGTCGCAGGTCGCGAACACGACGGTCGCGGGCTTCAGCCAGTCGCTGGTCTGGGGCCGCGCTTCGGCCAACGCCAACACCGCCCAGATCAACCTCGGCCAGTTGCTGGAAAGCGGCGATTCGATAAGGATGCAGGGCCAGACGGTGACGCTGTCGTTCTGGGCGGCTGCAGGGGCCAACTTCTCCGCTCCTGCCCTGACCGTGCAGTTGATCTCCGGCACCGGCACCAACCAGTCCGCGGCGAACATGATCGCGGGATCCTGGACCAACCAGGCCAACGCCATCAATACAACGCAGGCGCTGACCGCCACGCTGACCCGCTATTCCTTCACCGGCACCGTTCCTGCAACGGCAACGCAGCTCGGCGTGCAGTTCTCCTATGCGCCCGTCGGCACCGCGGGATCCGCCGACAACGTGATCTTCGAAGGCGTCCAGCTGGAGGCAGGTTCACTGCCGACCGCGTTCGAGCATCGCGACGTCCAGGTCGAGCTCGAGATCTGCCAGCGCTACTGCTGGGTGATCAACGAGCCGGCGGCAAGCGTCATTGTCGGAAGCGGCATGAACACTACCAGCGCGATCCAGATCTTCTATCTGGCGACGCCGGTGCAGTTCCGCATCGCCCCGACCGTCACCGTCACCGCCGGTACCTTCAAGACCAACCAGGCCGGCACCGCGACCGCCACAACGATCAGCGCCGGCACCACGCATACGCCGAACGCGATATCGATCAACGGAAACTCCGCCGGCACCGCGGGCCAGGCCACGCTGCTGCAGGGCGGCGGCGGCGCCGGGCTGATCACGGCCAGCGCGGATCTCTGAACCATCCATTCTCACCATCGCCGGGCGTCCTTCGGGCGCCCTTTTCCTCAAAGGAGTTCAGGCGACATGGCCTATCCCACTCCCCATCTTCTCAACGCCGAAGATCTCACCGCCTACACCCCGTCCTGCGGTGCTTCGCCGGTCGCGGCCTATGTCCGCGCGCCGTTCCGCGGCGCCATCCAGAAATTCACCGGGATCCTGGGCGGCGCGATCACCGCGGCCAACGGCACGGTGACACTGACCAACGCCACCCAGGGCACCACGGTCGGAACCTTCGCCATCACGCAATCGGGCTCGGCTGCCGGACAATATCAATTCGGCCTGCCGAACAGCGCGGCGGTCGCCGCGGTCAACCAGGACGACATCCTGGTGCTGACCCCGTCGGGCGCCTCGGGATCCTCAATTCCGATGCACTTCTCGGTCGCAATCAAGGCTGTCTGAGATGCAGGTCAGCAACATCTCGGCTTCCTTTACGCGACCGGCGAACACGACCGCCTATGCGACCGGCCAGCTGGTCGCCAACTCGACCGCGGCGGCGTCGGTTGTCCCGATGTCGTTCACGCTTGGGAATTCGTTCGGGCCCGGCCAGTTCCGCATGATGCGCTACCGGCTGTTCAAGAGCGGGACCGGCGTCACCAACGCGACCTTTCGGCTGCATCTCTACGAGGCGCTGCCGACGGTCAGCAACGGCGACGGTGGCACCTGGCTGTCGACGTTGTCGGCCCATTGGCTCGGCAACATGGATATTTCCACCATGTACGCCTTTTCCGATGGGGCGGCGGGCACCGGGGCGGACCCCGCCGGCGCCGAGGCGTTCGTCAAGATGTATCAGGGCAAGATCCTCTATGGCCTCTTGATGGCACTCGGCGCCTACACGCCGGCCAGCGCCGAGACGTTCACCGTCGTTCTCGAGGAACTGGACGCCTACTGATGGACGTTCAGATTCATCTCGACAGCAACGGCCAGGATCTGACCGTTGCGCACTGGCAGGACGTCGAGCCGATCCTGGAATGGAACAAGCGCGCGAGATGCCTGGAGCAGCGCTCGGATTGGGGCCGGCACGTCGCGCGAATTCCGAACGTCATCCTGGTCAAATGGTACGAGGAAGAAATGGCGCGGGGAAGGGCGGGGTTGCGGATGTTCACGCCGGAGTTTGACGAGATCGTGCAGCGCAAGCTGCGCGATCCCGAGTGGTTTTATCTTCGGACCGACAGGCCGGCACTGCAGGCCGGCTGGAGCGCGGGGCTGACGTGATCCAGACCTACACCGACCTGCAATCGGCCGTCATCGAATATATCGCCCGCGACCAGGATTCCGTCTTCATCGCGCGCGTGCCGAGCTTCATTCAGCTCTTCGAGGCGAAGGCGAACCGATTGTTGTTCACCCGGCAGATGGAGCAGCGCTCGACGGCGCTGATCGACATCACGACCGCGGAGCCGGAATTCATCGCGCTGCCGGCCGATTTCCAGTCGATGCGACGGATCCGGCTCTCGAGCGTGACGGGAAAACCGCATCTCGATTTCAAGTCGGGGACGCAGCTCGACGAATATCGCTACTCGATCGGCGATACGCAGAACCAGCCGCTGTTCTTCACGATCTTCGGCGACGAGATCGAGGTCTGCCCGCAGCCGGATCAGGATTACACCGTCGAGATGATCTATCGGCAGAACATTCCGGCGCTGTCGGCGAATGCGAGCAACTGGCTGCTGACGCTGGCGCCGGACCTTTATCTCTATGGCGCGCTGATGGAAACGGCGCCCTACATCAAGGAAGACGCGCGGTTGCAGACCTGGGGCGCCGGCTTTCAGACCGCGCTCGACGGGCTGAACAAGCTCGGACTGACGTCGACGTTCAACGCCTCGCCGATGATGGTTCGACCATCCGGCGTCACGCCGTAGGAGGCCGCCTTGGCCGCATTTTCGAAATTCTACTGCTTCGTCGCCAACCTTGCCGATGCCTTGCACAACATGAACACCGGCACGTCGCAGGTCTACAAGGTCTATCTGACCAACGCCGCGCCGAGCGCCAGCAACACCGTCTATAACACCCCCGCCGATCTTTCGACCGGCAATGGCTACACGGCCGGCGGCGTGTCGATCGGCACCGTCACGGGCTCGCAGACCTCCGGTGTGTTTTCCTTTTCGGGAGCGACCAACCCGGCCTGGACGGCCTCCGGAGGTTCGATCGGGCCGTTCGAATATGCGGTGCTCTACAATGCCACGGCCTCCGGAAACCCGCTGATCGGCTGGTGGGACTACGGCGGCGCAATCACGTTGACCAACGGCAACACCTTCACCGTCTCCCTGCCGTCGCCGATTTTGACGATTCAGTAATATGGCTTCCTTCGTCGATCTCTGCCGCTTCAACCCGACGCTCGGCGGCACCACGGACTTCGTCTATTCGACGGCGGTCGCCGGCTGTCAAAGTCCGGCTGCGGCCAACGTGCTGAACGGCGTCAATTATAAGCTCTATGCCGTGAGCGCCGACCTTTCGCAGTGGGAAATCTATCAGGGCGCCTATAACTCTTCGACCGGTACCTTCCCCCGAACGACGGTGCTTTACAATTCGCTCGGCACCGGTTCTGCCGCGGGGCAGTCTGGCGCCGGGACCAAGATCAACTTTTCGACGGTGCCGCAGGTCGCGGTGGTCGGCCTCGCCGAAGATGCCGTTACCGTGGACGTCACGGCCCTGGCTCCGCAAGGCCGGCTGACCCTGCAGTCCGGCTCATCCGTCATGACGGCGAACCAGACGGCCAAATCCACGATCTATTATGACAGTCATGTCGGCGCCAATGTCTGGATCTACAATGGTTCGGTTTTCGCTCCCTTCACGATCGCCGGCGATGAGATCTCGATGGGCCTCGATGCGGTCACGCCGCACGTTGCGAGCGGGTCTCTGTATGACGTTTTCGCCGTCAACAATGCTGGCGCGCTCGCGATCGGAATCGGGCCGGCGTGGTCGTCGTCATCGGCGCGGGGGACGGGCTCTGGCACAACGCAGCTTCAAAAGCTCAAGGGCATCTGGACCAACGCGAACGCGCTGACAAATTGCTGGGGCGGCGCGTCCGGCACGACCAATTACGGCTCCATCGCGGCCAATCAGGCAACCTATCTCGGCACGTTCTACGCGACCGCGAATGGTCAGACCGGGATGGCGTTTTCGGCGACGGCTGCGGGCGGCGGCGCGAATGTCCTCGGGCTGTGGAACGCCTATAACCGCGAATCGGTCGGCGCCATCAGCATGGATAGCGCGTCGTCATGGACCTACAATTCCACGACCTGGCGCAAGGCCGACAACAATGCGAACAATTCGATCAGCTATGTCGATGGATTGGCGCAATCGACCGTCGAGGCCCGCTATTCGGTTGCGATGGACGGCGGGAATGCTTCGCAGAACCAGATTGCAATCGTCGGCTGCGCACTGAATTGGACCTCGGGAGCGCCGACCTGGAACGCGTTGCTGGGCCAAGGCGGGTCACAAGCAACGGCCGGTACGACACAGGGCAGCGTATCTGCAGACAATGCTTTCCTGCCGAGTCTCGGCTTCAACGTCATCAATGCCGTCGAAGCGACGGCGTCGACAAATACCGTGACTTTCTACGGCACCGGCGACGCCGGGCAGAGCCAGGCCCTTCGCGCCTTCCTGCGAATGTGAGAGGCGGCCCGGCAGAATGTCATTTCTCGGCTTTGACGCAATCGGGAGGCTGGCACTCGGGCAGATGCCGACGGCGGCTGCCACCAATACGGTGTTGAATGCCGGGACCGGGAGCTACGCCGAAACGGGCAACGCTGCAGCGTTCTCGACCCTGTTTCCCGTGCTCGGCACGACCTATGCCGAAGCCGGTAACGCGGCGGCGTTTCAGGTCGGGCTCAACGGCGTTGCCGGATCCTTTGCGGAGACGGGGAGCGCGACGACGTTCTCCGTTCTATTCCCGATATTCGGCACCAGCTACGCCGAGACCGGCGCCGCGGCGACGTTTCAGACAAGACTCGCTGCAACTGCCGCAAGCTACACCGACACCGGCGGCGCGGTCGCCTTCAGGATCTCTCTCGGCGCGCTCGCCACATCCTCTGCGCTGACCGGCAATGCCGCGACTTTCTCGACCCACGAAATGGCCGGATCCGGAAATTTCACTCTGACCGGCGATGCGGCCCCGTTCATGGTCGCGATGCCGGCGGCATCGAGCGCCTACCTCGTGACCGGCGAGGCCGCGACGCTGACGCGCGATTTTGTCAATTGGTTGCCTTCATCCGATCTCGTCGCGGCGGCTTGGACGGCCGAATCCGGGCCATCGTCGGCGTGGACCGCGGCCACACCACCGTCCACGCCATGGACCCCTGAATATACGGTACCGACCTGATGCCATTGCTCGCCGCCGGCGCCTATGCCCCTGATGTCAGCGACTATGAAGGCACCGCCACCAGGAACGTGTTGAACGTGATTCCCCGCGGCGACGGCTATGGACCGTTTCCGGGCTTTGCCGCCTACACGGCGGCACTTCCTGCGCCATGCAGGGGCGCGTTCTATGCGCTGAAATCGGACGGCACCGTCATCACCTTCGCCGGCACGGCATCAAAGCTCTACCAGCTCGACAACACCAATTTCACCTGGACCGACGTTTCGCTGTCGGGCGGTTCGTACAGCGTGCTGAGTTCGACGGCGCAGTGGCAGTTCGCGCAGACCGGCAATTTCGTTTTCGCAACGCAAGCCAATGTCGTGCTTCAGGTGTTCGACCTGTCGTCTGCCACCAGCTTTGCCGATGCGCAGGGCGCTCCGCCGCAAGCGGCCTACATCACGGTGGTCGGCGGCTTTCTGGTGCTCTCCGGGCTGCTCTCGACGCCGTACCGGATTCAATGGTCGGGGCTGAACAGCTTCAACGCCTCGACGAGTTGGACCAGCGGGGTGAACTCTTCGGACTATCAGGATTTTCCCGACGGCGGACTGGTGAGGGGCGTGGCCGGCGGCTCACAGTCCGGAATCATCTTCCAGGACCAGGCAATCCGGTCGATGGCCTATGTGGTGGGGTCCCCGGTGATCTTCCAGATCGACCGGATTTCGCAGGACAAGGGACTGTTCGCACCCTATTCGATCATCCGGGCCGGAGAAAACATCTTCTTCCATGCCGGGCAGGGCTTTCACATGATCCCGCCAGGCGGGTTGCCGACACAGATCGGCCGGGAGCGCGTCGACCGCAGCTTCCTCGCGGATCTCGACAAGGGCAACCTGCAATTGTTCATGGGAGCCGCGGACCCCCGATCGTCGCGGGTCTACTGGGCCTACAAATCGGTCTCGGGCGCGGCCGGACTCTACGATTCGATTCTTGGGTATGACTATCTCCTGGACCGCTGGTTCCCGGTTTCGATGTCGGGGCAATTTCTGCTCGGCGTTTCGCAGACCGGCCTGACGCTGGAAGGTCTCGACCGGATCGCGCCCGGCGAAATGGCGGTCACGGGAGCCGCCAACAACGGCGCGGGCCTGATCCGGATCGCCGTCGCCTCGACCGCCACGCTGACGACGGGGAACATCTACGCCATCGATGATGTCGGCGGCACCACGGAAGCCAATGGCAACTGGACGATAAGCGTCATCGACGGCAGTCATTTCGACCTGCAGGGGTCGGCTTACGTCAATGCCTATACGTCCGGCGGAATCGTCGCCGGGTCGATCGACGCGATGACGCTGTCGCTCGACGATTATGCCACCGCGGTTCAACCGCAGCTCGGTCAATTCGACGAAACCGGCACGCTCGGGTTTTTCTCCGGCGCCAATCTCGAGGGCACCGTCGAAAGCTCCGAGCAGGGCACCGATGGAATGCGGATCACCATTCGGGGGTTTCGCGCCGTGACCGACGCCGCCACGCATTACGGCTCCGCCTCCTATCGCGATACCCAGCTGCTGACGGCCACCTCGGGAACCGAGGTCGCCGTCAGCCAGCGAACCGGCCGCTGCGACATGATGCGCGACACCCGTTACTCCCGTTTCAAGGTCCGGATCCCGGCGGCGACGGTCTGGACGTTCCTGGCCGGGGTCGAACCCGACATCACCACCAACGGCACGCAATGACGGTCTACGTCCCCGGCCTTTCCGAAAAGGATCTCAGGAAGATCGTTCTCGCCGTCCAGCAACTGGCGTCGGGAAGATCGAACGCGGTCGGCACCCTGACATTGATAGCGAACGCCGCCTCCACCACGGTCACCGACGGCAATTGCGCTGCGGGGACGACGCCGATCGCGGTGCCGGTCACCGCGCACGCGGCTGCCGAAATCGGCAACGGCACCATGTTCATCTCTTCGGTGGCGAATGGAAGTTTCACCGTCAGCCATGCCAACAATGCGCAAACCGACAGAACCTTCCTCTATGCGCTGTACGGTTGAACTGGTTTGCGTCGATCCCGCCAGGGTGAAGGAAGTCTGGCCGCATGCCAGCGCCTTGCTGAAAGCCGCCTGTTATCGCACCAGGCTGAACGCCTTTGAGGATATCGAAGCCGACATTCTTGCCGGCAACAGCCTGCTGTGGCTGGCGTGGAACGGCCTGGCGGTCGAATCCGCGGCGGCGACGGTGATCATCAACACGGCAATCGGCAAGGTCTGCATCATCACGGCTTGCGGCGGCTCCGACATGAAGCGATGGCTGCCGTTGATCGACCAAATCGAGGCTTACGCAGGGGCCGAAGGCTGCCGGCGCGTCCGCATCTACGGCCGCAAGGGCTGGCTGCGCGTCCTCGACGGTTACCAGGAAGAGCATGTCATCATGGATAAGGAACTCGGCTGATGGGCGGCACATCGTCAACCCTGCAAACGCAATCGTCGTCGACCTCGCCATGGGCGACCGGCCAGACCGCGGTCAGCGGGATTCTGGGGCAGCTGAATCCGTTGCTTGGCGGCAGCGGTCTCAACCCGACCGAAGCCGGCGCGATCAACCAGCTCACGCAGAATGCCGCTACGGGCAATCCCTACGCGGCGCAGATCGGCAATCTCGCGAGCGGTGAATTGAACGGCGGCGGTGCGACGGCGCAGGCGCCTGCGCTGCAAGGCGGCCTTGCAACCCTGCAAGGCCAGCTCACGCCGTATGCCAATGGCAGCATGATCGGCAACAATGCGGCCTTGCAGGCGCAATTGAACGCGATCAATACCCAGGTCGCCAACAGCGTGAATTCCGAATTTGCCGGCGCCGGGCGCTCGCTCTCGGGCGCCAATCAGATGGCCTATGGCATGGGCATCGCGCAGGCGGACGCGCCTGTCATCGCCGGACAATATAACCAGGATGTGCAGAACCAGCTGACGGCGGCCAACGATCTGTACGGTGCGCAGAACACCACCAGCGGCGCGCTGGCGGGGCTCACCCAGCAGGGCCTGACCAACCAGCAGCAGGGTGTCACCACCGCCCAGGACGCACTCACGGCGCTGAATTACGGTCCGACGGCGACGCTGGCGGCGCAACAACTGGCGCAGCAGATCCCGGCGCAGAATCTCGGATTGCTGGCGCAGATCGGCATTCCGATCGCGGGGCTCGGAACCCAGTCGACCGGACAGTCGAGCGGCACATCGACCGAGTCAGGCGCGCAACAGTTTGGACAGATCGCGGGCGGCCTCGGCAGCCTGGGCGGCCTGTTTGCGGCGCCGTCGAACGGCACCTCCGCCATAGCCGGGCTCCTGTCGCTGCTTTCGGACCGGCGGTTGAAGCAGGACATCGCCCAGGTCGGCGCGCTGTTCGATGGCACGCCGGTTTATCGCTACCGCTATATCGGCCAGCGCTCTTTCCAGATCGGCCTGATGGCGCAGGACGTCGAACAGCACACACCCGACGCCGTGACCGAGATCAACGGCTACAAGGCCGTGGACTACAAGGTCGCGACCGAAAGAGCGATTGAGGCGGGGGGCTGCTGATGGGCTTGCTGGACACTCTTTTGGCGACATCCCAGGGCGCCGGACTTCTGGGCGGCCTGCCGGCGTCGTGGCAATGGCAGCCGAGCCCGGCCAGTTCGACGCAGGAGCTGCTTTCTGCATTGCAGAACGCGCCGCATGCGGCGATCGGCGGTGCATCGACGTCGCCTGCAAACGGCATGATGCCGCAGCCGGCGGTCGCCGCACCGCCGCAGCCCGCCCCGATCGCTGCCGCGGTGCCACAGCCGGGCCCGGTCAATAGCATGCCAATCGGCAGCGGTCCGGGCGCATACCGGATGCCGCAATTGGGGACCGCCGCAGACGATGCAGTGGCCGCCGCGGGTCCGCAGGCCGGGCTGCCCCCGCAAGGCCAGGCGGCGCCGGCGTCGCAGTCGCTGCCAGCAGTGCTTGCCGGCAGCCACCCGGCGGGATTTCTCGAGCGCTTGAACAACGGCCTTCAAAGCCTCGCCCATGGCGGAAGCCTTCTCGGCACATTGACCGGAAACCTGACGGATCGCAGCACGCTGGCGCAGCAAAATCTCAAGGCGCAATTCGAGGCCGCCCGGGATGTCCTGCGGCAAAGCGGGCTTAACGAGCAGCAGGCCACATCCAGGGCCATGCTCGCCGTCATGAATCCGGAAGCCGGCAAGGCGATTTTCGCCGCAGCGCTTGCGAACGACGGCAGGCCAGGAGGCGCGGCAGATCCAACTGGCACGAAGCCGAAAGCCGAATCCGGTGAGGCGGTCGAGATCGTGCAGGCCGATCCCACCGCTGCGGTTTTGAATAGTGCGCAGCCCGTGGTCATCGCGGCCAGTCCGTCGGTGCCGGACATCACGGCATCCCGCCCGCAGGCGCGGGCCGCCGACAAGACCCGCAAGGCGACGCCGCGACAATCACGGCCACCGCAAGACCCGCAAGCCGGGCACTCGCTTTTTGGCCTGATCCCGGCACCGGCAATGAATGCTCCAATTTTTGCGGCGCCTCGAAAGCCGATCCCGCTGTCGGCACTCGGCGCCGCGGTGGCAAATCCGGCTGCGATATTTCCACGGAGATAGAACATGGCCTGGTACAACTGGTCACAGACCGCATCCGCCAACGCCACGGCGGACCCGTCGATCAACTGGGCCGAAGGGCAGGCCCCGTCGTCGATCAACGATTCCGCCCGCGCCATGATGGCGGCGACCGCGAGATACCGCGACGACATCGCGGGCGCGATCGTGACGGCGGGAACGTCGACCGCCTACACGGTGAGCAGCTACAGCCTCTATGACAGTTTCGCGCATCTCGCCGGGCAGATGATCGCGTTCACGCCGCACGCCACCAACGGCGCGGTGGTGACGCTCAATGTCGACTCGCTCGGACCAAGGCCGTTGCGAAGTTCGCCGAATGTGGAATTGCTGGCCGGCACGATCATCCAGGGCACGCCCTACGTTGCCACCTACAACAATTCGGATGGTGCGTTCTACCTGCAGGGCTTTGTCGGAAATCCCTATAACGTGCCGCTGGCCGGTGGAATCGATTTCTGGGGATCGACCGTCCCGAACTCTTCATTTGCGTTTCCGGCGGGACAGGCGATTTCGCGAACCACCTATTCCGCATTGTTTTCGATCATGGGAACGAGCTACGGGACCGGGGATGGATCGACGACGTTCAACCTGCCGGACAAAACCGGCCGCGTTTCCGCGATGCAGGAAGCGACGCCGACAAGGCTGACCTCGAGTTATTTCGGCGGCAATTCGACCGTGCTCGGCGCGACGGGGGGCGCGGAGAGTGCGACCGCTCCGTTGCCCGCGCACACTCACGCGAACACGCTGACGGATAATGGTCACGCGCACAACCTAGCGAATTCAAGACAGGCGACGCTGGGCAATGGCGGTGCGCCTATTCTCGGCATGCAGCTTGGGAATGGAGACGATGGCAACGTCAATACTACAAGTGTAACGACCGGGATCACCATTAACAATGCCAGCGCAGGTACCGGAGGCGCACACAACAACGTGCAGCCAACCATCGTCTGTAATTACATTATCCGGATTATCTAA